GCCCTATTGTTGGCTGCTGGCTTGGCTGGCGAAGAGCCGATTGCCTTCATCGACACAGAAGGCGGTCGGGCCCGGCACTATTTCCCGACGCCGAGCGACCCGCGCCCGCAGTCGGAGCTGCTGAAAGAATTCCTGTTCCGCGTGAAATACAAAGATATGCGCCCGCCCTTCACGCCAAAGGCGATCTGGGACGCGATCGACGAGGCTGTCGAGAAGGTCGGGGCCAAGGTCGTTGTTATCGATTCCGCGTCCGACGAGTGGGAAGGCGTCGGCGGTCTCCATGACATGCACTATGCCGAGATGGCCCGGCTGGCGAAGAAGCCGTACGAAGAGATGCAGGACTGGGAAATCCACAAGACCAATTTCCCGGCTTGGGCCGTTCCGAAAGCTCAGCATAAGACGCACCTGATGAAGAACCTGCGTCAGGTCCGCGCGCACGTCATCTTCTGCTTCCGCGCTCGAGAAGTAACCAAGCCGGTTGAAGTCGAAGACGACAGGGGCCGGAAGCGCACGACAGTTCAGAACGTCGGCTGGCAACCCATCTGCGAGCAGGGGATGCTCTACGACATGACGATTTCCTTCATGGTCACGCCCGATGCAAAGGGCGTCCCGTTGATGCAGGGCGGCGAGTTCTACGGAAAGCTTAACCCTCCCTATTCGCAGTTCTTCCGCCCCGGCCAGCAGGTTTCATATGAGACCGGCCAGCGCCTTCGCTCATGGGCGCGTGGCGAGAACACACAAGATCGACCTGCTCCCTCCTCCTCCCGGCAGGTTGATACGGGGGCCGGCCCGCGCTCCTCCCAAGAGCCGGCCCCCACCCATGATCGCGTGTTGCTGACGGAATATCACGGCAAGCTTGCCGGTGAGATCGACGGCGACGGCCTGAAGGTCGAGCACGAGGCGTTCAAGCCGCGGTTCAGCGGTGCCAGCGCTGAGACGATGAAGGCGGCACAGTCGGTTCTCCGCGCTCACAACGACCGTCTGAAGGGCCTCGCCGACGCCGACTCCACCAACACCTATGTCACCGGACTGATCGACGGAGAGTGACCATGGACCGTTCCGCGATGATCGCATTCCTTGAGCAGGAGGCACCGAACGCCAAGGCGAAGGACATCGTTGTCCGCCTGAAGCGTGAAGCGGTGCACGACGAACTGCGCCGGGATGCGATCACGCGGATGGATCAGACGACGATCATCGGCGAGTTGCGGAAGCTTGCCGCCAGGGCGAGGAGCTTCGTGTCTTGAACGCTCGTCTCCACATCGCCGGATCGTTTCAGACGATGCGCCAAGCGATCGACGAGGCGGATCAGGATTTCGGTAAGGCCGGCGCCAAGAACCACCGTGACGCCATGATCAGGCTTGGCCGCGCGCTGATGAACACGATCGCCGAGATCATCGCCACCGACGGCGGAGACGACGGTTATCTCTACGGCGCCGACGGCATCGCCGACGATATCGGCTCTGGCTACCACGACTTGATCGAGCAGGAAGAGGCCGAGGACGCGGGCCAGGCGCCGAACCAACGCACCCACGGCACCATCAATCACAGACAGCAAGGAATCTCCCGATGATCACAGGAACCGATCTGCTGCACATCTCGCTTGTCCGGATCAACCTTGACCGGTCGGACCTTGAGCGCGCCGGCGTGATCGACAGCGGCAAAGACGGTGACCGCGCCTGGACCAATTTCGGCCGGGACATGGACACGTTCATCAGCAAGCTCACCCCCGCCCGCCGCGACGCGATGGCACGCATCATCAGCCGCCGTGCCACCGCAATGACCGCCGTTCGCACCCCCAGTTCCGCCGACTGCGCGAGCGCGCAGGACTGAGTATGGACGCATTGGCCCACGGAATGGGTTATGCGCGCGCCTCAAGCATCCAGCGCTACGAGGACCCAAACGAATATCGAAAGAGTTCAGCACACCCCAGACACTCCCCGCCTCGGCAGGCAGATCTGGTCAACGGATGGAGAGACGGAAATGGGAACTCGGATTTACGCGAAGTGCGAACGGTGCGGCGTCTCGGAAGAACACGAGATGCTAGCGGGACACAACGGCATGCAGGTCTGCAACGAATGCGACAGCGCCCTCAATCGCGAGTGGGCTGATGCCGATGAAGATAACACCCACTGCCTCGATGCCTTCTCACCCTATGGGGACTGATCCCCTTCTGCATCCGCCTTCGGGCGGATTTGGAAAGTGATCCTCAACAGGAGGTTTTCGAAATGCTCACCACCAGAACCGCAGGAACGCCTTTCATCCAGGCACGCGAAGTCATCATGACCGTCTCGGCCTTCAAGGATGGCTTCTACTTCGGCGAGACCGATGTCTTCGGCACGTCCTATGAGACCGTAAAGGACGCGCTCAAGGCTCATCTGGACGACGATGCGGCCAAGTTCATCCGCTTCGACCTGGACGCGATGCACGGCGAGGACGTGACGGAGGAAATGGCATCGGCCTTCCTCGAAGACTTCGACCGGACGCCGGAAGACGAAGACGTTCTGCCGACTTTCGTGCGGACTTCGGACGCTTGGGAAAGCTGGTGCGAGAGCTACCGGATCGAGAACGGCTTCGGCCACAACTCGGCGGCTCGGCTTCAGCGCCACTACGGCACGCTTTCCCACCGTCAACAGGGCCTTGTGGCCGGGGCGGTGCTGGCATGAGCAAGCACACTCCTGGACCGTGGATCTTCGATGACGTTGCTGTTCGGACGCCCCGCCTCGAAAACAGCAACACGGAATCAAACCTGATCGCTCTCGTCTATTCGAGATACATCGGAGAGGACGGCAGCCTCCAAGCTAACACTCGGCTCGTTGCCGCTTCCCCTGACCTGCTCGAAGCCCTCGAAGCTTGCGAAGAGTACTTCGACAACCGCGCCGACGCTGACTGCGATCAGGACGGCTACATCCCCAACGAAGAAATGAAGCTTCTCACGCTCGTTCGCGCAGCCCTTTCGAAGGCAGGAGCCTGACATGACCGTAACCAACACACCCGAACGGATAAGAGTTGCGCAGGATGCTGACGGCTTCTGGACTTGCCGTGAAGCGATCAGCGGATCTCAGGAATACGTGCGCGTCGACATCCTCGAAGCCGCCCTCTCCCGCTCCGCTGAAGCAGGCAAGCCGGTGGTGAAGGTCAAAGCGTTGGAGTGGACGGTATTCTGCTCTCGTACTGGCAACAGTGTGGCAAAGACGCCGTTCGGGGAATACGTAATTCAGATCGAGCCAGACGGATGGTGCTTATATCTGCTGAACAACGATGACGCACATGCATCATATTCAATGAGCGATTTCGCCAAAGCCGCCGCACAGGCCGACTACGAAGCTCGCATCCGTTCCGCCCTATCCACGCCAGCAGACATTGAGCCTGTGGCTTGGTTGGTCCGCGATGGTCTTTATCGTGATCAAGCGTTCGTCAATCAACAGATTGCACAGAATCGAGCCGAAGAACGCGGAATGAACTCTGAGATAGTCCCCCTCTACGCCGCCCCGGTGGCAGTCAGAGAGCCGGTAAGCGTGCCGGAGGGATGGCGACCGATCGACACCTTCCCGCGAAAGAAGATGCGGGCGCTCCTATCCGATGGCGTAACTATCCGCATCGGAGGGCGCAGCGTGATCTGCACGGGCGGCTTGACGAAGAATGGTTTCTGGTTTTCGCAGGATGCGGGCTTCAACCCGGAGCTGGAGTTTACCCCTATTAAGTGGATGCCTTTACCGTCCCTATCCGCCGCTCCCCAGCCCAACCCGAGCGAAGTTGAAGCGAGTGCAGTGATTGAGCGGCTGACGAAGGCGCTGGAGCCGTTTGCATCACTTCAGGTGCCGAAGAACGCCCAATACAATGCCGGCGCTTATTCGATCCGCCATTCGGACATCGAGGCCGCCCGCGCCGCCCTCTCCTCTACCAAGTCCGGGGAGGTGGAGAGATGAAAATCAGCATCAATGTAGGCGCGATCAATCGCATGAGATCCGGTGGAGACATGGAACTGTGTGTTAAATGCGCCGGATTTGGCAAAGGGAAATCTGGAAAGATTTGCCTGAAGTGCGACGGTATCGGTGTCGTCTCCGCCCTCGCAGCGCAAGTGGAGAAGCCATGAGCGACGATTACGCGAACCGGCTCGTTGCCGTCATCAACGCCAAGGATGCGCAGATTGAGAAGATGCGGCAGGAACACGCCTCCCGCATCTCTCAGCAGGACGCCGTCGTCGTCAACCCAGATCACCTCACCGGTCAGGATGACGGTATCGCCTACAGCGGGTGCGTCGGGGGATTTCGCGGGTCGCTTAGCCATCACGGATATTTGGCGCGGGAAAGGATCTCGACAAGATGAGCAAGGCAAACGCCCTGTTTCTGACCGACGGGCAGATCGCCGAGCGTATGGGGATCAGCGCGGCCCTATTAGATACCGCGCTGCCTGCCCTGCAAAAGTCAGGTTTCCCGTCGCCCGATCCGCTCTTCCAGAACCGCCGCTATTGGCCGGCCTGCCAAGCTTTCCTTGATCGCAGGTATGGACTCGCATCATCATCAGCCCCGCAGGCCAATCCTGGCCGTGATGGAGACGAAAAATGGTAGTGAAAGCACCGGGTCTGAAAACCCGAAGGCGGGCCGATGGTGTCGCCCATTATTGGGTGGCGAAATCCTCGTCGCCCAAAGCCAAGGAATACCCGATCAAGACGAAACGCCTGACCGGAACCGACGACGAGATCGCGGCACAGTGCCGTGTTCTGCAGTCCGAGTTCAAGGAATGGCTGTCTGGCAAGGGCGTAAGCGGCAAAGCGCAGTATGACGGGACGTTGAAATCCGTCATTCGCCTGTACCAGCAGACGAAGGAAAGCCCGTATCACGAGGTGAAGTCGAACACCCGCGAGATGTACGACGAGAGCCTGGGCCTGTTAGAGAAGACTGTCGGCGACCGGCGCCTCGAGAAGTTGACCGGCCTGGACTTCAAGCGCTGGTATGCGAACTTCCGCCAGCCAGCGGCCGACACCGAAAAGCAGGCCGCGCACCGTGCCAAGATGGCAGAGCAGGGCATCATCCTGCCACCGAACCCCGAGCGGATGCGCCGAGCCTACAAGGCCATGCAGTTGCTCCGGATCGTCATCGGATTCGGCGTCGTGCTCAATATCACCGAATGCTTCCGCCTCGATACGATCCTGTCGAAGATGGAATTCAGTTCGCCCAAGGCTCGCACCGAGGCGATCACCTTCGCTCAGGCGAAAGCGATATGCGAGTTGGCCGTCAAGAAGGGAATGGTGTCGATCGCACTCGCCCAGGCGCTTCAGTTCGAGCTTACCCTTCGCCAGATCGATGTGATCGGCCGCTGGGAGAAGGTCACCGATGCGAAGGCCGGCGGCATCGTTGACCGCGGCAGACGGTGGCGTGACGGTTTGCTGTGGTCTCACCTCGACGAGAACGGCATTCTCACGAAGACGACGAGCAAGGTCGATGATGTCGTCGCCGAGCACGACACGATGGCATATCCCTTCCTGCGCGAGATGATCGATTTGATCCCGCCAGAGAAGCGGGTCGGGCCGATGATCATCATGGAGACAACCGGCATACCGTGGCGCGGAAGAGAGTTCCGCCTTCGGTGGCGAGCGCTCGCCGACGAGGTAGGCGTTCCGAAGAATGTCTGGAATCGCGACAGCCGCGCCGGCGGTGTTACCGAGGGCTCTGATGCTGGCGCCGACCTCGAACATCTGCGCCATCATGCCAACCACAAAAACGCTCAGACGACGCAGCGCTACAACAGAAATACGCTCGAAAAAACGAAGCAGGTCGCCGAGCTTCGTGTCGCCCATCGCGGCCAAAAGAACGTTCCGCAAACATAAGTGGGGAACGCCCCGGGGAATGCTGGGGAACGGACTGAAAATAAGTCTTTGATTTTTATGGTGATCCCGGCGCGATTCGAACGCGCGGCCCCCAGATTAGGAATTTGGGTCAAGTGTTTGAAATCGTGTCGGGACGTTCCCCACATTCCCCCATTCCCCGGACATGGTGGGGAACGCCTAGACCGATCGGCTCGCCAGCGCAACACATGCAATCGCCGCGCCCGCATAGGCATTCGCGGCATGCGTATTCCTGAAGCGCACGGTCGCTGTGTCAGCAGCAGATACCCATGCATGCAGGACCGCAATATTTCCAGGCAGCGCGGCGGTCAGGTTGAACACTAGGTGATCGCCCACCGCAGCGCCGGCGATGGCGATTGTGGCATCCCCCTCGACGCCGGCCGCGAGCGCCGGGATCGTGATGTTGCCCTCATAGCGAAAGTTGTTCGTGATCCTGACGCCGGACGGTCGCAGCTTCGAGAACGGTACTTTCTTGTCTGGCGCACTCGGGGTACTGGCGTCCCAGATATACATCACGTCGTTGTCAGCAACGGCGTCGATCTCGGTGAGTGCGGTTACCTTGCTCATGGATTCCACCCGCAGGCTTGTTCGCCGTAGCGATTGTGTTTCAGGATCTGGCTTCCGGTCCCGTCGGTCAGCGTGTCATTCACCGAGGGCCGGATCGGTGACGCAATGCCGCAGAAATCACCGGTCGCGCATCCAGCGGCCGAGCTCGTCGCCACGGCGATCAGCGCCCATGCGATCAACCTCATCGTCGCTTTCCTTCTTGTTCTTCATCGCATCCAGTTGCTTTCGGCGCTGCTCGGCGAGGGCTGCATTCTTGCCGTCCTGGCGGGCCCGGAAATAGGCGAAGGCCAGAAAGACAACAGCGCCCGCAACCGCGAGCGCATATCCTTTGATCCGAGCGAGAAGGCCGGTGAACATCAGGTCTCACTCCGGTTGATCAGCCGCCAGAGGCCGTATCCGGTGCCAGCCAGGAGGCATGCGGCGAGCGCCCATTGAACCGGGCCAGTGCCGGAGAAGATCGCGCCCAGCCCCGTCAGCAGGCCCGTAAGCGGACCCCACGCGGCCGGGTCTTTCAGCTTCTCGGTGATCGACACATCGGAGGGATTGCCCTTCGCCTGGCCGCCGTTCGGCAGCGGTTCCGGCCGAGGATCGGAGGCGCCGACCGCCAGCTGAATGGCATTGCCGACGACGCCCTTCTGATCCTTCCACTGGCCTTTGGGGTCTTTGCCGGTGACCCGGATTTCCCACCCACGACCGTTCGCCTTCCACCCGGTCGGACCGCCAAGAGAGCGCAGGAACTTCATGCGCCGGTTCAGGCAATATTCGCGGATCAGTTCGCCGAGCCCATGCGATCGAATGTAGCGGTTGACGGCGCTCATCGTGGCTTCGCCGATGATGCCATCCTGTGGCACGCCGACGGCGCCCTGCAGTTCCTTGACGGCGCGCGCCGGCCCGCTGCCCACACCGAAGTCGAAGACGGCATAATCCAGGCCGGCCGGCAGGAGATCGCCGCCAGACTGCGCCCAGTAGCTCCGCTCGTAGATCTGCGCCGCCTCGTTGAGGGTCAGCGCCTTGACCTGATCGGCCGTCACGCTGGCAACGCCGCGGTGCGCGGCAAGCGTCCGATGGGTGATGCCGAATTTGGTCGGACCGCCCTTGTCTGTCTTGACGTTCGAGTACCCGCCTTCGTGACCGAAGAGGAGTTCGAGGGATTTCGGGAGATTGTCGCGCATGTGGCCTCACTTCGGCAGGTCGGGAGTGAGGAAGCGGATCACCTTGAGGACGTTTTCCCAGATCATGACGCTACCGATGAAGATACCGATCACGCCGATGATCAGCCACTTCATGAAGGTGCCGACGGTTCGGATCGAGTTGACGAGGTTCAGGCCGTCTTTCAGGGTGTCGATGTCGTCGTCACGCAATTGCGCAAGGAACTTGCGCGTCTCTTCTGGCAGTTCCATCAGCCGATCCGGTGTCTTGGCGTCTTCATCCAACGTGATCGCTCCCGTCGTTTGTTCGAGCGGGATAATCGGCGGTTGAAGGCAGCGCCGCAAAGCACAGATTGACTAGGGGGTGCGCTCGCTGGCAAGTTGCGGTTAGAGGAGCCTTATAATGCGGATTGCAACCTTCGGATCTTGCCTATCTCTTCGGATCGCCGATCAATACCGTGCCGCTAATGGCGGCGATGTCGTCTCGTGTGTCTATCACAATCGAAGTGATCAATTCCTAGGGCGCTTCGTTGATGGTTCCTTAGATGAGCTTTCCTACGACAGGATCCGGCATGCTACAGGTGTGGTTTCTGGCTCTGAAGAAGACGCAATTCTTCGCAACCAATGCAGGGGAACGATGGGAAGCCATCTTTTAAAGAGGTGGACGCCGTTCCTTGATGCCTTGGACGAGAAGAGCATCGACCTGCTGCTAGTCGACAACTTCATGGACGCGTCCGCGGCGCTGCGGTCAATCGGCGGGGGGCAATTCTTCTCAAGGGTGGCCGCGACGGAGGCTAACGGGATGCGCATCATGCCAAAGCTGACACCGGAACAATCGGCCGCGAATTTCAGCGCACTCCTGAGGCACTTTCGCAGGAAGCTTCCAAGCGCCGCGATCGTTTTCACAGCCTTTCCATGGAACACATATCCGGACAAAGAACAGCGACGAGTTTGGGAAAGCCGCTTTTCTGCAGACCTAAAGTCGCGAGGTGTCGCCGTCATTCCAACGAAGATTGTTCCGGATAAACTAAAAGGGGAAGCGCCGTCGCACTACCAGCGCGAGATGTATCGGATCTACGCCTCGGATGTTCGTCAGATTGTGCTCGATCATGAAAGACGGAAGCATCAGCCGAAATGGCAGACGCTCATGGAGGACTTGCAGCAAGGGATGCGAGCTGTTGCTCGAGCCGCTGCATCCACCGCCTCTGATATGCAGCCTCAATAGCGAAGCACTCATCGTAGCGCAGCCCATAACGGCTTCCCGCCTCTACGGCCGGGCGCACAACGGAGTGCCCCACGACCTCGCCATTGCCGTCGAACAACTCTTCTGAAACCTCATCCTCATCGCCCCACTCGTCATAGCAGAGCAGGCCGATATCCATGGCGTCGATGCTGTGATTAGCAAAGACGTCAAGAACGCGCTGCGCTATCAAACCTGTATGCCAGCGCGCCGCCTCGCCTTTCTCGGCAACGGCGTCCTTCCACTTGTAGCGGCACCACGAGACCTCGCCCCAAGCGTCAAGCCAGGCGTCGGGGATTTCGCCGATATCCTGCTTGGCTCGTTCGTCTGAGGTGTTGATCGTCGCCGTGCCGGCAAAGAGTTGGCTCCACCTGAAGGTCGATGTCCCCAACGCCTGCGTGTTATCGGCGCCGGCGCCTACGGAACCGGAAGAGAAGAACTGCATTCGCGAAGCACTGCCCGCAACAACGGTGACGGTGCCAGCGGCAAATGCACGAACGTAGGCCGACGCGTCAAAGTTCTGGATGTAGGCATCCTTACCAGCAAGGGCCTTCAGGTAGATATGCCCGTTTAAATCCGAGCGAGGCGAAATCTGAAGCTCGGTGATTAGGCCGTTTCTGGGCGTAAAGAGCCTGCTGTCAATGCCATCAGAGAGCCCGTTGCTGCCGACGATAACGAGGCCTCGCGTCTCCCAAACAGCCGCCGACGCCCAGGACTGGTTGGCGACATCAGGGCTGGCGATGACATGACCCCCGCCCTCGAATTGATGAGAGAACATCGTGAGGTCTGTCGAGTGATGCAGGTGCGCGATAATGCGCTCTTTGGTGTGGAATTTGCTGCTCAGGTCGAACTTGATACCCCTGATCGGGAAACCGCTGATTTCTACCGCCCGGCTATCTGGGAAACCGAATGAGGCCGCCAACGCACCCGACACGTGGTCGAGGCCGTAGATATAGCAGTTCTCAAACTCTGTGTTTGCAACGCCGCTGGATGCGTGGCGAAGACTAGTGAGCGCCGACGGATTGGGCGTCACTCCCGTCAACACCATGTTTGCGTCGGTTCCGACATGAGTGATGCCAGTGTACGTATAATTCAGGCCGTCAGACCCGCGTAGCGTGCCGCCTGCCGGGGAAAGATAGTTCTCCGCAGTCCATGGAATCGTGATGCTGTTCGCAGTCGCAGAAATGACTTTGACAATGTCCGGACCACGGATCATCAGACCGCGACGGCTAGAAAACTTGCAACGCTTGAGCAGATTACGCTCACCGGCGCTGTCTACGATCGCGGTGATCGCCTGAAAGGCCGCCGCTTCACGGAAGCCGCCGACCACTTGAAAATTGTAGTCGTCGACGTATTCAGCATTCCGGAACACATAACCGAAGTCCCAATCGCTTCCGAGCGAGGACATCGCCTGATTGCTCCAATCGGAAACACCATCCGTGCCGACCCAATTGCAAACGCGAAGGTGCTGAAATCCGCCGTAGCGGACGTTCTCCTTAACGAGGAATCCAACAGAGAATTGCTTCTTTGTCGCGGGCGTTGTCCCAGTCGCATCAGAGTTATAAGCCGACCAAAGCTTGAAAAACTGGCCTACATTGTCCGGGTCGGGACGCCAGCCACCATTCTTCTCACCTGAGGTAATGCCGTCGAAGGTGACTTCCTTGGTGCCGGTGCCTTTGAAGAGGAACGTCGTACCTGTCCAAGTCTTCGGGCGCTGAGGATAGATCGGCTCCCATGCCCCAACGCCAGCACCGACAAGATAGACGCCTGACGATCGCTCATAGCGCTTGTTGACGACGTAAACCTGTCCTTCGGCTAGGATGGTGCCGCCACCAGTCAGAAAGACTCTCAGCGCATCAGCAGCATCGAGCGCGATCGAATTTGCAGTCGCCCTCGCGTCGATCGACCCCGCGCCGTTGAGGGCGACAAGCTCGGCAAGAGTGTACGCCTGCCCTCCGCACCACTCGTAGACGATCGGGCCGACAGCCCACCCCGACTGGCGCACCCAAGCGCCGGCGGTCGCCGGCATGTCATCCGCCTCGATGAAGATGGCTTCTTGCGGGTCTGCAGCGATCTGAGCAGAATAATTGCCAGACCTTAAAGCAAACGGTCCTTCGCGGCCGGCCTCAGTGAGAACGACGTGGCTGAAGAACGCCGTGTCGAGAGCTTTAAGAAGCGTCCGGCTGGCGACGGGCAGGCCGTTGAACGCATTCGCCCCCACAGACGCAGGGTCATATACTGCAGTATTCATGTTGCCGGCACCACTCGGCGGATCGGAGCCGATGATGTCGCGGTTCTCATTCAATATGAGGAAATCGCCAGGATCTGACGCCAGCATACGGCCGGCTGTCTCACCAACAGGCGCCAGGAACGCGCGGCCTACGTCGCGGTGAGCTTCCTGCACCTCTGCTTCGAGTGTGTCGAGAGCCAGGTTCTGATCGCGGATAGGGAGAGGTCCGCCATTGCTGAAGCGGTTTGTGCGGCGCGGGTCTCTAACCCCAACCACTTGCACACGCCCGATAATTCCGGGATTAAACACTACCTCCGCGTCCGTCGAAATGCCGTCAACGTAGCTCGCGGTCACCGTGAAATCAGTCCGCTTCTCACCATCATGGAATACGGCGAGGTCGCTATTGTCGAAAACCGGGAATTCAGCCGCGAACTTAGTGGTCGCGACGACAGGGTTATACTCGGAGATGCGATCATCAGGTGAGGTGATAGACATGGGCGCGAGGATGCCCGCGCCCAGAAAAGCCCGCAAAGCACAGAGCTAGAAGTGTGCGACCGAACTCACAAAGGTCGCGAACGCATCTCGATTGTCTCCGAGGTCGCGAACGGGTTTGTCGGCCCGCAAGATCATTTGGATGCAGTCTGCTCTGATCTTGAAGGCGTTCAGGCTCTTATCCTGATACGAGAGGAGAGCATGCAGCGCCGTCGCCTCCCTGGCCGCCGCCTTGTCCCATCGACACTGATCGTCGCGGGATGGCCTCTCCATGAAGCCAGACGCGATTTCGACTTCGCGCCACGCCTCCTCATAGGCTTTGAACAGAGCCTCGACGTGCTCCATTTCCGTCAGCACATCTGCCGCTAAAGTCTTGAGAGCGGCGGCGTATCCTCGTCTACTGTCTACAAAAAGAGGATCGTCATGCAATTCCTTGGGCTCCTCAGTGGGTTGAATGCGCTCCCTGTTCAGTTGCGCTTCGCCGGCCCTTTTTCAGAAATGGTTGTGTCGGCCTGGCGTTCCATTTTCTCTTTCAGTGCAACGACGATTTCCGAGTTTTGGGAACGCATGTTGGCCTTCGCCTGAAGCGCAACCCAGTTTTTCACCTCATCTGGCATGCGGAGTCCGAACGGCGGCTTCTTCGTTTTCAAAGCACGTTCCCCTTTTGGCAACCATAGTTACACAATGAAACTAATTACACTTTGTAGTCATTGAATGCAACTGCAGTTTGTCTACAAAGTGCAGCCATGACAAAAGGCGGTGAAAAGATCGGCAATATTGCACCATTCGGGCTCAGGATGTTGCCGTCGCTCAGAGCTCAATTAGAAGCGGCAGCCCAACAGTCAGGACGATCTCTGAATGCTGAAATAGTCTTCCGCCTGCAGTCCACATTAGAACACGGCGCGATTGATGGGCGCATCGATCGGATGCTGGAAGCATTCGAACAACAGCAAAAGATTATTGAGGCGTTGCTTGGAAAGCTGCCTTAAGGCAGTTGCGGCCCGCGCGACGGCAACGCCTCACCCGGCCGCCACCAGAACCCCTGGCCGAAGTCCTTCTTCATCCGACGCTCGTAACGCGCGAATGATTGCCGATAGTTCGGATCGATCATTGACTGCAGCTGATCGAAGAGGATTCGATCGGTTGCGATCTTCGAGAACCACAGCGACGAACCCGGCGTCCACGCCTTGATATGCTGCGCCAGCATCTTGCCCGTCATTTCCTTGTTGCCGGAAAGCGCCTGCGCGAGATCGCCGGTGGCAGAGATCACCGCGCCCGGGCCGGGACCGGCGATGTATTCGGTGAGCCCGTCACCGCCGCGCGTGGACGAGGAATAGACGAGATCGCCGAGCATGCCGCCACCGCCGCCGCGGATGAACGCCTGTGACCAGAACTGCGGCTTGCTCATGTCCTGCGGATCGCGGCCGGCGATGAGGGATTGCATCTGCGAGGTGACAGCGCCGGCGATAGTCATCAGCGTGACCAGCTTCGTTCCGGCAGAGACCTTGCCCCACGCGCCGTCCTGGATCGCCGAGCGCATCATGTGGGTCATCATGAACGTCATAGGGAACGATTTGAACTGGGTGGCGCTGCGAGCGATTTCGCCCATGAAGGTGCCGCGTTGCTGGCCGGCCGTCATCGCCCCACGGACTCGAGCATCAGGTTCGAGGATGGCGAAACGTCGCTCGTCGAGCATGGCCGACATCAGGCGGTCGGCAAGCTGCTGATCCTCGACAGCGTTCACGTCGAAGAACCGGGCGCCGTCGGCCTCGATCGGCGGAGTGGCGCGCAGCTTGTCCCACTGTTCCGGCGTGAACCCGTAGCGGTTCAGGAAATTGCGGAAAGCTGGATCCAGTTCGTTGAACGCCTTGTCAGCCTGGCGGGCGATGAAGCCATTGAACTCCATCCCCCAGGCGCGTTTTAGGCCTTCCGTCCAGACGTTGATCCCCGACATGCGCATGGCGGTATCAGCGACGCGGCCAGTGAAGCCTTGACCGACGACCTCATCGGCAAACCGTTTCGAGCCGAGGGCGTGATCCATGACAGACGCAGCGGTGAGGTTCACCTGTCGCGCGATCTCTTCGGCGCCCTCTTTGTTCGTCGTCAGGTCGCGGACAAGGCGATTGAGCACGGCGGTCGCGGGAATGCCGTTATAGTTGGCGGCAAGCGAGGCCGTGAAGCTGTCGCCGGGCAGAGCGGCGATTGTCGCCGAGCCCAGACGCGCGGCAGTCTGCAGGTTGCGCATGCCGCCACCGATGCCGGCCAGCAGTTCGGATTGCGCGACACCGAGTTTCCCGGTCACCGCGTCATAGGTGCGCTTCACCGCGGCCGGGCTATTGAGTGAGAGTGAGCGCTTCAGCTTCGAGCCGACCGTCTTGTTGCGCGTTGCATCGTCGGCAGTGGCGACATCGAGGAGGCGCTTGAAATTGTCCTCGTAGTTCGGGCCGAGGATTTCCGTGGTCGCGATCTCGCGCCCCATCCCGCCGAGGTGGCCCATCAACGTGTTGTAGAGCCCGCCGTCGCCGATCCCGTATTTCTTCATGAGGCGTATATAGGCTTCCGGATCTTCGAAGCGGAACACGCGCAGCTGATTGGAGAAGCCGCCAGTTCCGCTGTTCGCCTTGCCCAACGTGATATCCTTGTAGGCGTTGGCGATGATCCCGGAGACCGCCGCTTTCGGGGCGTCGCCGTTGCCCTGCTTGTCCATGACGCGCAGATTACCGGCCTCGAATTCCGTCATCAGGTCGTCGACGAATTGCGCCTCAGAGAACTTGCGGACGCGCGAGCTATCCCAGTTCTGCGGCAGGCGCCAGTCTTCGAGCACAGACAGCGGCTTGCCGGCGCGCTTCACGCGATCGACCGCGTACTTCGTCGCCTTTTGCCAGCCCGCCGTTGCAGCCTTCGCCGCGTCGTCGCCGGTGTCTTTGCCGAAGAGCTCGCGGACGATATTCCAGATGGACTCCGTGTCCTGGCTCAGGCCGGCCAGCCTCGATGCATAGGGCCGCATCGCCGTATCCATCATACCGAGGAGGCGCTTTGTCACGTTTTCGCTGTGGCCGTCGATGTGGATTGCGTTCCCGGTCGCCGCGCCGCCTTCCATGTTGTCGCGGACGAGCATGCTTTGAAGCCCGACAGTCTTGCCGTCGGGGTGCTTCTCCATCCGGTCGAGAGCCTGCGCGTAGGCAATCGCCTGCTTCGAGGCCATCAGCTTCCGTTCCTGCGCCGCCTGCGCCATCACGCGGGCTGCCTCAAGCGCGCTGGCAGCTTCCGCCGATGTCGGGCCCATGTTCGGGTAGAGACGCCCCTGCAAGCCCTCGTGCAGCGCCAGGGCATCATCCGCCTGCTTCTGGGTGATCCGCTTCGCCGAGACCAGTTTCGTGAGGCAGTTCGCAATGCTCATTGGGTCTGTTCCCTACCGATCGTGCAGGCTTCAATTTCGTGCGCGGCCGCGATCTCGTCGTCGGCTTCGTCGAGAATATCATCAAGGGAGCGCTCGCCGAGCCCGTCGCCCAGATCAACCTTGATATCAGAACGCTCCGCCCGCAAGCGCTGCGCATCCATGATCGAGGCTTCCACCGTCATCGGGTCTTCGGCCAGCTTGTCGACGGCTTCCGGCGTCAGGCGCTCCTCAGCCACCCGCAACAGGTCGTTGCGGCCAGTGCGTTCGAGAGACGACTTCAGGATATCACCGGCTTCGAGCGCATCACCGAAGAGGCGCGGTCCGGCGTCGTTCTTCATCGCCTCGTCGGCGTAGTCTTTCAGGAACTCGGCGAGACGGGCGCGGCCGACCGGGCGGCGAAGGTCCATGTCGGAAAACATCGCGCGGGCCATGATCTTCGAAAGCTCGTCGGGGCCGCCGAACATTTCCGCCTGGTTGACCAGATCGCGCACCGTGCGCCCCTCGTCGCGGGCTTTCATTACCAGACGAACGGCGTTCAGCAGATCGTCGGTGATATCCATGCCGGCCGGGATTTCGCCGCGTGCCACGGCGTCGCGCATCTTCGCCCACGGCGCCGAGGAATCCGCCATCGCGCCGGCAATCGCCTTGATGTTGTTGTCGGTATCTTCAAGCGCGCGGCCAAGAAGCGCGGGTTCACCATAAGCCCGGCCCATCAGCGCCGCCGTGATCCGCCGTTCACCGTCCTGCGACAGAAACCCGTCCCTGTCGATCAGCGAACCCTGTTCAGACCGTGGCAGCTTCGACATGAAGCCGCGGGCGAATGGCTGATTGGCCGCGGCCTTGATGTCGGCACCATCGAGGGAATCGAGCAAGCCGCTATCGAGAAGCCGGGCATCGGAAAGGGCCTGTTCAGCCGCGCCCAGTTTCATCGCCGTCGAGCGGTTTGCCGCGGTGACGAAGCCGACGCGGGCCTGATCTTCGAGATCGGTGACGCGCCGAGCAATGAGCACCGGGTTTGTCATCCCGTCGATGTCGAAGTTCTGCGAGCGCAGGAAATTGCGGTAGTTCTCCGACGGTACGCCAGCCTGATTATATGCACGACGCAGCGCGAGCACGCGACCATTACCGGATTCGACGAGACCATCAGGCCCAACGATCGGGGCTCCGGACTCCGCCTGTGGCGAGAAGCCGAGGCGTTCCGGCTGCAGGTTGGCAGCGATACCGGCAATCTGATCCTGCGAGAGCGCGCGGGAACGGTCGCGCGGCTGAAGCTCGGGGGGAAATGCCGGGTTCGTCGACAGATCGTCGTTGTGCGAGGTGATCAGGTCAGAGGCTTCCGCCAGTTCGTAGCGCACGCCGATGTTGTTGCCGTCTGCATCATACACCCGGCCCGGGCGCGCGTTCGCCTGAGTGAAGGCTTCCGGCGGCAGTTCAACCGGGCGGCTTGCGGTCAGATCATCAATTGCCTTGGAGACGGCGGCGCGATGCGCGGACTCGCCCTGAACCGATTTCGCGAACCGGCTTTCGGGAAGGGCAGCTTCGCGGGTGACGACGTTCGCGGTGTCGCGGACATGGCTCGGCCATTCCCCGGTTTTAGCACGATGCCAGATCGAGGCGAGGCCCTTGATGCCGCCGCCGAGGACGGCACCACCCACGCCGGCCGCGCCGATCTCCATCAACGCATCGTCGATCGAGAAATTCGGATCGAGGCGACTCTTGCGATCGAAGGTGCTGCCCTGGATCAAAGACTCCGATGCCGCGCCGATGCCGGCTTCCGTCAGCGCCGTGCGCAGAATGCCGGCAGATGCCGAGGCACCGAAGCCAGAGGCGAGCAGGTTCACCGGGTCAGTCATCGCGCCGGCGGCGGTACCGAGAAAACCGCCGACAGCCGATGAGGCACTGGTTGAGCGCCGGGACAGAGCATCAGAAGCGTTGCGGGCTTCTCGTGCCTTGGCATCGGCCGCCGCCCGGAATTCCTCGCGCGTCGGGAAGGTCAAATCGCTATCTGGGTTGGTCGCTTTCCAGGCATCGAACTGCTTACGCGACATCTCTTCCGCGTTGGCGTTCATGCTGTCGACCCAACCCGGCAAGCGCTGGCCGCTTTCACGGAAGAACCGGACCTGAAAATCGTTCTGCGCGGCGAGCGCGTTGCGGTGGTCGGCGTTCGAGTTTGAGAATTCCCGCATCGCCGACCAATCGGCAGCGAGACGCGCACCGAAACCCGGATCAACGCCTTCGAACGGACGTTGCGCCGCCAGCTGCAGCGCCGAATTCATCTGCCTGTCATCGACGAGTATCGGCATCAGCGATCCCTCAGATCCAGGACGAAGACGGAATTCATGTCAGCGCCGCCGCCCGGGTGCGGAGCGGATCGCATGACATAGGTCGGATAATCGGGGCTTCCGAATTCGAGAATGTAACGGCCATCGGCCACGGCGCGAAGCCGGCCCTCGTTGCGCAAATCGCTGATCCGGACAGGCTGGCCCGAAGCGGTGACCGCCCCGACCATATCCTGATCGGTCAGCGAGCCGAGCGCCTTATCGAAATCATCCTGCGTCATGCCGTACTTCGGCGCGATGATATCCACCCCGTTCATGTCAACGAGGCCGCCGGTCACTTCGGTGATCGCCTGCTGCATCCGGTCGCCGTTCAGTTCCGACGAGCTATCGCCGGCCTGCTGCGAAAGATCGGCATAACGCGCCGTTGCCGCATCGAGGAGCGATTGACGCGAGGCTTCGAGCGATGGAGCAAACGCCGACGGCGGTAGCATCTCGTCGATCGAGATCCGGTTATCGTCCGTCTTCTTCGGCGCGAGGCTCGGGTTTTCCTTGAGCAGCGCCTTGCCGCGAAGAATGCCTTCCGCGACTTCGGGGTTGTGCTGCACGAGGGCGCCGGCCGCCGCCGTGGCCCGGCCATCGCCGCCGGCCGAAAGCGCGTTCAGCGTCGCCTGATAGGTCTCCGGGCTCATGTTCTGGGCCATCGAGCCGAGAAGCTGGATCGAATCCTGTGGCGTCGAAGCGGCAAGCGTGCGCTCGACCTGTGCCTGCACGGCAGGACGGAGCGCCGAGATGTTGCCGACCTCACCGCGGGCGCGCAGCACGTCGACGCCGTTCTGATAGGCCTTGAACGTCGGTCCCCAGGTATCGGGCTGGCTCATGTCGAGCGCGGGCATTGCCGGGACGAGACGACGGTTTGCGGCATAGCCGAGCGGATCATCTTTCAGCGCTTGCGTCCGCGCCTTGTTCGCCTCTTCCATGCCGGTGATGATCTGCTGCTGCGCCAGCGTGGCACCCTCGCCAGCATCGGCCCGAAGCGTCGAGATCAGGCTTTCGACCTGTGCCGGCTGCATGCCGCTGATCGCTTCCGTCGCCGCCTGGCTGGTGAGGTAATCGGCGACCTCCTTGCGGAAGTCATTATCGTCAACGATGGCAAGCTGACGGGTGAGCAGATCGATGTCCGTCACCGCCGGCGTCAAGCCCTTGTCGTATCCCGCTTTGATGTCGGTCCACGTCTCGCGGGCGTCGCGCGTCATCTCTGCGCGATATTCCTTGATCAGTTCGGGATCGATGGTGCCAGCGTTTGAGGCGATCAGTTCCCCAGAGAGGCCAGCGGACTCCGCCGCCTTTGCTGCCATGGCGAGGCGATTGTTCCAGCCGTGGCCGCCGCGGGGATTGTCCGAAGACCAGCCGGCCGGGCGCTCATATCCGATCATGGCGGCCGTCGCCTCGTCGACGTTCGTCGCCGCCTTGAGCCGCTGATAGGCCGCGCCTTCAGTGGTTTCGAGTTCATGCAGAACGAAATCGAGTTGCGTGGCGAAGTCATCCGGCGAGGCGCCGCGAGATGCTGCAAACTGCTTCAGCGCCCGCGCGCGATCGCCATTCCACTGACCGAGGCCAACGGAGTCCGATCCGTCGCTACCGTCCCCAGGATTGATCGCGCCAGTGTTCAGGCTCGATTCCTGCACGAGGTTGCCGATGATGCCGGCGGCCATGACGGGGTTCACGCCGCGAGCGATATAATGCTGCATCGCCTGCTGCATACGGCCATTGAGTTCCGGAGCCACGGAAACCGGACGAGACCGGCCCGGCGCCGGGCGGTTGGCGTTGCCAAGGGCATTCTCGGCCATTGCCACTTGCGCGGCGTTGTCGGAGCGCTGGAAGCCCTGCAACGTCTTCGCCATCGCGCGGGAGCGCTGAAGCTCCATTGCCCCGGCGAGATCGCCGCCTCGTGCAAGTTCTGAGGCCGTGGTGTCGATGTCATCGCTGTCGAGCCCGACGCCTTCCTTCAGCCGCTTCTGGATTTCCTTCGAGCGGTCCTGCGTCGGCTTCAGGTTTGCCTTTGCCTGCGCGACATAGCCATTGATCCGCTCGTTGATCATGCCGGCGTACTGGCGACGCTCCGACGGCTGCAACGCGATCTTGTCGTCGGTGAGGATATCCTGCGCGATCTTCCGCGCAGCACCAACGCCGCCGGTGTCCAGCGCCTTTTCGACAGAACCAAGCATGGCCTCCGACATATGCCGGGCTTCCATGCGGCGGATCGCGATTCCGGCTTCCTTCTCGCCGACGGTGAAATCTGGGTTTTCGGCCAGGCTGCCCCAGAGCGTATGAAGCTGCGCCTGCTTTTGCTTGTAGGCATCGGTCCCGGTCCCGCCCGCACGCGCGAGCGCCGACATGTCATCATCGATCAGCTGGATCTCAGCCTTGATGTTCCCCTCGAATTCCTTGAGGTCTGACGTGCGCTTCTGTTCGGACACGCCGAGAGCAAAGCGCGGACCTTCGGTATCGAGCATCGTCGTGACGGCGCCGCGGAAGTCCTTCGGCACGGCGGAAAGGGTCTGATCGCGGAACGCTTTCCAGCCTGCGTTGAAATTGTCGATGTTGCCCTTCGCGTCGTTCTGCAGGACAGTGCCGCGATTGCGGATATCGCCGGCAACGCGGGCGGCATATCCCTGCTGCGCGGCGGCATTGTACGCCCGGCCGCGCGCCGACATGTTCGATTGCAGATCAACCTTCAGGCTGCCGTCGGCATCGCGATAGACCGCGTTCTGCCCCTCGTTCGAGGCGTCCGCGACTTCCTTCCGCTGAAAGACTTCCGCCGCGGCGTCGAGACCGTTGGCGATCTGCCGAAAAGGGTCAGCGACCTCAGCGGCCGAAATCGAAGTTTGAGGTCCGCGAGTGAGGACGCCACGCGGCTGAAGAGTAGGGAGTTTCACCATGGATCAAGACCCGAAGTATTTTGCCAAACCAGTTGCGGCGCCGCCGAACAGCGCCATGCGAGCAGACGACCGGCGGAATTTCGCATCTTGCTCGTCCTGCGTCGCCTGCATGCGCTTAGAGCCGACCTCAATCCTTCGGTCGCGGTCGCTGATCCGCTGCTGATCCGCCTCGATGGCGCGGCCCGTCGGCGAATTGGCACCGACCCCGGCAGAGGCGCGGATCGAATTGATGTTGGCGATCGTCGAGTTGAGCTCGTCGCGATAGCTGGCATCGACCTGATCGGCGTTGATGCGCCCGACCTGTGCCGCGCGCTGCGACTGCGCCGCCGCGTGATTGCCAGCCTGATAGGACCCGTAGGCGTTAACCAGACCGCCAGCCAGGCCAAGGATTGGAGCAGCTGCACCCATTAGACCGTCAACCTCGTTGTCAGTTCGATAAGCTTGAATTTGCAGGGGAACGTCGATTTCAGCGGCACTTCCGGATCATAGGACCGGCCAGTTTCGCGATATCGATAGGTCTCGTCACGCTCAGGAACCGGCAGCGACATGTCCTCGCCGCCGCGATAGCTTCCGAAGATCCGCGCGCCGCATTGGAATTCCTGAGTGTCCCTGACGGTGATCAGCATGTTGGCGACCTTGCGCCGCTTCTCAGCCTGCCCGGCCGGCTGTCCGCCGTCGAAGTTGATGAACAGCGGAACGAGCTCCCAGTCGAAACGAATGCCCGCGGTCACCTCGCCGTATTCCGCAAAGCCGGTGATGATGCCGGTGTCAGGAACGACGATCTCGCCGAAATAGAAGCCGCCGGCATAGATCGAGACCTCTTGTCCCGCATAAAACTGGGTCACGTATCCTTCGAGCGTCAGCGGTGCGCCGTCGTTCAGTTCGAGTGGCGCGCCATCGTTCAATTCGAGAAAGTCGGTTACGTCGGCGCCGTCAAAGACCGTCGCGCAGTCGAAGAGGAGATCATAATCGAGCTCCTCGGCAACGCCCGTCAGAACGCCGTCGATGGTGTAGCGCGTCATCATGACCACGCTGCCGTAGTTGCCGGTCACGCTGCGAACCTCGCCGGCGCCGTCCCACGGCAACCAGCCGATATATTCGCGATCCGGGTTGAACTGCCCGACCGCGACCGAGCCATCGGCGTTCACGGCATAGATCTGGCGCGACGGGAAAACGCTAGTCCCGGAACTGACCGCGATCGATTTCACGCCGCTGAAAAGGTGCCGGTGCAAGCGGTTCGCTTCCGTCGCGATATACGGTCGAGCGGTCTGGCCGGTGGCGTTGATGGCATAGAGGCCCGTCATCGCCTTGTCGACGAAGATCACGCCCTCCGTCACCTGGATCGGGCGGATGTTGGCGATCTCGCTGGAAAAGATGATGCGGAATTCAACGGAGCCCGGCTGCAACGGCGTGCCGACCGATATCGGGATATAGTAGGCGCCCTTGTCGGTGATCGCGAATTCGTCGTAGCCGCCGACCACGTGGAAGACCTGGCACTCGGCGTCGATCGTCTCGAAGATCGCGTCGTCGGGATCGGCCCCGACCATGAAATCGCGGTTGTCGCCGACTGCCGACCAGCAGACCGCGTTCTTCAGCGAGGCGAAATTCGTGAAGATGAGACGCTGGCGATCCTTCGATACCGAGCGCGGCCAGCCTCGATAGTCGGAAATAAATTGCTCGTCCCATTGAACGGTGGCGCCGGGAGATATTTCCGCGACCCCACTGATCGCCGCCGTTGCGTTAGGGCCAACGACCTTTTCGCCGGAAGTCGGGGTCGTCAGGTTGCCGAGAGAGATGCACGTCAAGACCGTCGGTGTGGTAGTGACGATCTCCATCTTCACATTCGTGGTTTCGGTCTCGACGGTCTGGCCGACCGAAAACCCGTCGGTGCTGGCGACCGTCAAATTGAAAGTCGGCGGCAACTTCTCGAGAACTATCGCCGTCCCGACCTTGGCATTGCTGACCCCGGTGATCCGTAGCTGCCGATCGGCATAGCGGAAGATCGATCCGACGTGCGACGCGTTCAGGATGTTGGCCGAAAAAGTGACCGTGATGTTTCCGGTGCGCGCCGACGGCTTCAGGGTGATGCCCGAGGTGGCCGAGAAGCGGAAGAACGGCACGCGAACCGCGCCATCGATGCCGGTTTTGAACGAATAGTTGGCGATCGACCAGACCAGCGTTCCGGGCGCCACGGTAATCACGCGGGTTCGGCCGCGCCAGCAAACGATAATCTCGTTATCGTCCGGCTCCCATACGAGGCCGTCGAGATCGTCGGCAGTCCACGGCGCGACGAGAGAGGCGACAAGCGCCCCTTCGGAGGTCCGGATACGAACGGCGCCGGCAACGAACACGACGCGATAGGTCACATCGTCGAACGGCTTGAACTCGCCGATGATGCCATCGTCCTGAAACAGCATCCGGCGTCCCGGTCGTTGCGCGAGGCCACCCGTATGCCGAGACACAAGGTTCCGACCAATCTTGACGGCGCGCGCAAGAACGTCGGTATCGTCGCGACGAACAGCGTCCGGATCGATCGCGCCGGCGGAAAAATCGCGCTGCCTGATATTGATCTCGTTAAGGCTCATACCCGGCGAGTCCTCCGGGCGGTGCGGATCGAGGACTTGTACATGTTGCGCGCCGGGTTCTGCTGATCGGTGTGCGATCGAGCATCCATCAGCAACGCTTCAGCGCTGTTCTCGCGCTTGGTCGCCTCGCCGAAATCCTCGTTGAGACCGCGCAGACAGCCCGCCTCGACGTAGCGGGTCAGCACTTCTTCAGCCATCGGATGCCACTGCTGATCCGGCGGCATCCTGACCACGGCGGCATAGATCTCGCTGTCGTAGTTGCACGACAGGACCGTTCCCATGATCTCGTATTCGGTGAGGAAGAGGGTCCGGTAATAGACCTCTTTCACGTGCAGCGTGTTCTGCGGGAGACGGAAACCGTTCTTCGAGTAGACACGCGACGGGTTGTCGGCGTCAGGAACACGGACAAGCATTTCAGTTTCCATCGCGAACGGCCAGGAATGGCGGCTGGCGAGGAAATTGATGCACCGTTCAAACGCCCGGTTGGCGACGCGGTATTCGTCCGAGGGATCGTTGAGAACGTTCACCTCGTTGTTGCCGGTCGCCGACAGCGCATTGTTGATCAGAGTGAGCTTGTCCATGGCCGGAGAATGGCCGTATCGCCAACACCCAGCAAAGCACACAGAAAAACCCCGAGAGCATTGCCCCCGGGGTTCCTTCAGCCAGCCGGTCGCGATGGTGAGCGACTGACCTCAGCCCTTCTTGTCGTCAGCCTTCTTGCCTGCGCGGGCGGCCTTGTCGGCGTCTGCCTTTTCCAGCTGTGCCAGTTCTTCAATCTCGGCCAGGGCGGCGTCGATCTCATGCTGCGGCCGGCCAGAGGTCTTGATCTTGAGGATCGTCAGCCGTTTTTCCTTGGCGGCTTCCTGTGCCTTCTTCTGCACATCGGCAGGGAAGGCTGAGGTCGCCCATTCCGACGGATGTTCGCGAAGAACGCGGCGCGCGTCGATGGCGTCGATGTCGGCGGTCGAACCGTCGATGTGGTGAAGTTTCATCTTCTCGGGCATTGGTCCGGTTCCTATTTTCTACAAGAGGCGGAGCCGGGCGCTTAGTAGCGCTCGGCGATCCAGGCCTTCATGGTGATGGAGAACGTGGCGCCGGTACCGTCGACGTGCAGGCGAACCCAGTCATACACGGTATCGTGCTGTTCGGTGATGAACGGGATCTCGTAGCGGCCAATGACGGAGGTAACCGCGCCGCCGGGGCGGACAGCCGTTGCGCCGAGCGAGATCTGCGCAAGAATTTCCTTCGTAGTGAAGGCCGAGTCCGCGGCGCCCTGCAGGCAGAGGTGATACACCTCGTCGGCGCCGGCAACGTCGATCGCGGAAACATCGATGATCAGCACACCCTCAAAGCGGCCGGGGCCGAGTTTCTTCGATGCGGCAGCACCGCCGACCTGAGTGACGCCATCGGCAACGATAGCTGCAGCGCCGTCGGCAAGGATCAGTTCGAGATCCTGATTGTAAATCCTCTGACCCATGGGTCGTCTCCTTAGTGAAATCCAAAGTCTGAATGCCCGCGCGAGGCGGGCACCGAGGGTTACTTGACGAACGCTGCGTCGGTGATCGAGGTCAGGCGCGTGACGCAGTAGTCAGCCTCGTCGACGAGACCGACATCCCACGAAACGTTGGTGCCGTAGTTCACCGCATCTTCGAGGAGACCCATGTCGCGGGCTTCCATGTTCTTCAGCTGAATGCCATGGAGGCCATCGGGGCTCAGGTCGACCACGAAGAGGGAGGTCGTCACGGCAGCGCCGCCGCCCTGGGCGACTTCGGTGAACGGAAGGATCACACCGTCGCGGCCCTTCGGATAACCGAACAGGATGCGCTTGCCGGCGTAGCTCAGTTTCGGAGTGCCGACTTCATCCCAGGTCTGGATCACGAAACCGGAGATGGTGGTGTCGCGGGCAGCCTGGATGAAACGCGGGAGAAGATCGAGCGACGCGATGATGTGGTTCGCGTTGCGCGTGTTCTTGATCGCGTTGTCGAGATTGTAGAGCGACAGGGGCGCGCCGCCGGAAGCCACCGAATTGTGCAGGAGACGGCCATTGGCCGCGGTGCAACGGGCCTTGAGGCCATTCGGCTCCTTCGGGTTCGACACGTTGTCGCCCGAGAGGAAGGCGTTGGTGAAGAGCTTCGACTGAGCCTTCATCTGCATGGCTTCTTCCTTGCCGCGGCGGCTTTCGCCGTGACGGAGGATGATGGCCTTGTCGACCTTCAGGATCGTGTCGATCGGGAAGCTGGTTTCCTGGAAGGGCGCAATCTTGCCCTTCGAGGAGCCGGCGCCCTCGTTGATGGCACGGAAAGCGGCCGAACCGATATCGGTTTCACGATATCCTTCGTATGCCGCGCCGGTGAAGCCTTCGAACGGCAGAACCTCAAGGATATCGGATTCCTTGGCGAAGGTTTCGATCAGCGGGCGCTCGATGCTGGTCTTTTCGAGACCCTTGGCGTAATCGGGGAGCGTCATCACTTCGGGCATTGCGGGTCTCCTTCAGGCCGTCACTTTTTGGAATGTTGACGGGCGTAGTTGATCTTCTCGACCGGAGACATTTTGTTGTACTCCTCGTCCGAGATTTCGGTCTTTCCAGCATCGCGACCGCCGCCGGGGTTACCCGGAACGTCTCCCCTATTGAGGCGCATTACCGCCTCAAAGGCTTGGATGCTCTTGGCCGTGAACATCATCGGCGCCAGAGCGTTCGCAAGGTCTCCGCCGATCTTGGCGCCGAGCCAGGCCGTGACGGCGTTGATCCGGTCCTGCCCCTTCGAACCCAACTGCTGACGCTGCTCATCGAGCGCGGTATTCAGCCGGGTCTGTTCGGCGATATCCATCTGAGCGCCGAAGGCGATAAGCCCTTCGAACTGGCTCTGATTGAACCGGTTCGCGAGGGCGTAATCGCGGGCAGCTTCGACGCGCGGATCGCTGGCGTCGATGATCGACTCCTGACCTTCCGGCAGTTTGAAGCCGTCGGGTAGCTTGAAGTCTTTCGGAAGCTTGACCTCGTACTTGTCCTTGCTGTCCGGAACCTGCGCGAGCTCGGCGGCGCGTTCGGCGTCGCGAGCAATCAGCGCGTTGAAGTCCTCGGACTTGAAACCCTTGTCGGTGTCCCAGAAATTCTCCGGGATGTATTCGGGACGGGCAGCCTTTTCGGAAGACCCGCCCTCGCCACCGGCTCCGCCGTCACCGCCAGAACCGCCTGCGTTCCCGCCATCGGCTCCGCCTCCGGAGGCTCCGCCGTCACCACCACCAGAGCCGCTACCGCCTTCAGCGTTGAGCGTGATCCGGGGTCCGAAAGGGGAAGAAAATACGAACGCGCCCGGGCTACGACCGGCCAGCAGGGCCTGCGCGCCGTTTTTTGGCGGGGCCTCTTCGTAGCTGTTTCGGTCGATCTGGCGCATGTGTCCTGTCGCTGTCCTGTCCATCGCGTTTTTCACTCTCTGCCATCGCAATCAGATTGGCAGCGAATTTGCGGCGCTCGTTGTGAGCGTGCAAAGCACAGGTATCGACAGGGCCGATTTCATCGACGATGGATTCGAGGCAAGCAAAGAACGGATCGCTCTCGGGCTGGCGCGCAAACCAGCGCAGCGCCTGCTTCACATCTTCATCCGAGAGCTTCATTGCTGGCCTCCGCCGGGGAAAGCGCCGGCTTCCTGTGCAGCACCCAGCACGGTTTGCAGCAGTTCGCGCGTCTGGGCTTCGTTACGGAGAACCACGACATCATCGTTCGCCAGCTTCTGGATTTTTTCGAGCGTGGCGCGCTCGTCGATCGCGGCCGCTGAGGTCTCGGGGAAATAGTTCTTCGCGATGTTGAGCACCTGAACGCCAGTCTGAAGCTTCTGATTGTCTGCCGCCTGCGTCGCCGGGTTGTTCGGGATCAGCGGGATCGCGTTGCCGGCAAGTTCGACCGCTTCGATCTTGCCATCTTTCGCCAGCAGCCATTCGAAGCGGCGATAGATCTCATACGGGCCTTCGCGCCAAAACTTGCGGCCGGGCGTGCCGATGCGGCGCTGCGCCATGACCATCTCATCGATCCACTGGGTCGCGGTTGGAGGCGTGTCGCCCTTCTGCTCCGGATAGTCGGCAAAGAACTTGCGACGGATTCGGCGTTCGAGGTCCGTCGCGGTGTAGAAACCGAGATCGGGGTCGCCTTCGAAATAGAGCTTGGCAACGTCGCGCCCGCTCCCAGGCCGGGACGGATAGGCCTTGCCGGCCTCAATCCCGCCTTCGAAATCGAGAACGCCATCATCGGGATAGGTGATCGGCGGGGCGATGGCGATGTCGACGCGATCCTGCGTCGCCGCGGTGATCACGTCGAGGACGCGCAATTCCTGCAGCGACTTGATTGCGGGGCCATAGCCCCAGGCGAATTCCTTGTCCGGCGAGATCCGGGCGACGACAAGCGGCAAACACCCTTCATCATCGAGCGTCGACGTGTGCACGGCGATCTTGTCGACCAACAGCACGTGGATCCAGCGATAGTTTTCCGGGTCCGACCAATCGCGCCAGAAACACCAGACCACCTCGATTTTCGTCGTCGGCGAGCCCTTGACCTTGCGCGTCACCTTCTCGGGCAGCGGAATGTTGCCGATCACGGAATTCAGCTTCGAGGCCTTGACGTGACGAACGCGGAAACGGTCGCCGACACTGCCATCGCATTCAACGTTGATTTCGAGCTCGCGCACCGGAACATGCTGCACCGAGATCGGGCGCGTGTTCTGCGGCTTGTCGATCCAGAAGCCGACCGTCCCGACGGAAGCATCGGGATCGAGCGCAAGGCCGAGTTCCGAATCCAGGTTCGAAGCCTGGATCGCGGAGAAGATCTTGTTGTCGCGCGCCTCTGCATCCTTTCTCAGATCGGCCTTTTGGTGCTCCTCAAGATCAGCGAGCGCACTTTCATCCAGAGTGGACACAACCCACTTCGTCCCTTGAGGGAAAAATGCGGAAATGATCTCTGTCGCAAAATCCTCTGAAACTTCCGATCCAATCCCGGTCGCAAGGTCTTCCTGCTCGCTTTCGCGTTCCCTGTTGCGCTTCGTCGTCGTGGTCGACTTCACGTCCCAACACAGGCGGGGGCGCGTGAAGAAATACGCTTCCTGAAGATCGGCCTCGGACTCGTTCTTCTGCGCACGAGCGTCAGCCAGGCGCGAAAGCGCGTCCTTCGTCAAATCGTCCGACGGGAATTTCGTTTCCGGCTTCTCGAGTTTTTTCGCCAAGACGGCTTACCTCATCGACAGCGGGGAGCCGCCGACGCCGGACAGAGCACGGCGGGCGCCGAAATAGCGAAGCGCCTGGTCGCTTTCCGTGCCGACCCGCTGCTGAATTGCGTTGATCTTTTCCTGTTGAGCCGCGGCCTGTTGGCGCTGCAGTTCCGGGTCAGGCTTGGGTTCCTTGACCTTCATCTCGTCCACCTTTCGGCTCGATAATTTCGCCACCTTGGGCGAGACATTGCCGAAAAAGGGTATCGGGTCGCAAAGCACAGGAGCGCAGGCCGAGGATGTGAGCGACGGCCGGGACGCACCACCAGCCGGCCCGAAGGTTCACTTCCGCCTCCCTGCCGATCGGGCGGGCGATCCGCACAACAGTGGCGCCGGTGATGAAATGTCCAATGGCGATGTCGGATTCATGGTCCGGAACGACGTAGACCCGGGCTCGATCGAGGTTGAAATCGTAGAACACCCACGAATTCGCCCGCTCAACGACCCCGAAAACCGAAACATGCTTGAACCGGCCGCGAGCAAGCCACCGGACCCACCATTTCGGGCTGTCTTCCTGGAAAACGACGAACCAATCCTTGGGCTCGCACTCAGAAAGCCGCAAACCGCCAAAACCAACCTCAGAAGCCACCGCGACGCCTCGATTTCTTGTGAACCTTGATATCAACCGGCGCTCTTTTGCCGGCATGCGTCCCGCCGATGACGGCGCGGCCCTCGCCAGCGCCCAGAACCATGTATTGGCAGGCGTCCGCGATGTCGGAATACCGGTCTTTCTCCGGATCTGGCCGATGGCGCGACGTGCCCTTGATGCGGGCGAAGTGATAGCCGCCGGCGCAAGCCACTTTCAGCGTCCGGCAGTGTGTCCCGCACACCAGAAAGCGCGGCAAGCCGTTGACCATTGTGATCATGGCGTACTCGACGGCCTCGATGCGGGTCTGGATGTGGTTGTTCTTCACCGGTGCGGCGCGAACCGGCATCCCATGCTTGCGGAAAACGTCGTAGGCCGTCGTTTCATCGGTCTGAACGCCGTCTTCGCCCTTCGGATCGCCGAAAAACTCGACCTGAAACCCGTTATTGTCCGAACGCCGATTCGCCGGTTCCCAGTTCCCGAGGCGCCGATCGAGCAATTGCTTCACCAGGGGCGCGAAGATCGACGCGCCGGCATCGCGCGCCGTCAATTCCGCAAAGACCCGCCAGCGATTGTTCACCAGCTGCCCGACGACGCACGCAGGATTGCGCCCGAAGTCCAGCCCGACATAGACCGGCCAGCCCGGAATGGGCTCAAGCGGCGTTTTCGAGACGTGAGCATCTTCGGAAAACTGCTGCCAGACCGCCTTGCCGTCGACGTAGACCGTGATCTTGTTCAGGACGCGGCTATCGATCCACTGCTTCGTTTTGCCCTTGATCTTTTCCGCGTAGTAGCCCGGTTTCAGCCACTTCGTATTTTCAGCCATCGGGTTCATCTTGTACCCGACCAGCGCCCCGCCCGCGTCCTTCACCTCAAGCATCGCCGGCGGCTGCACGTGATAGCCCCAGTTGTCCGGGCGCTGAAACGATAGCCGCTCTTCCTCCGTCCAATCGTCCGGAATAGGCACCTCACCCATCATCAGCGGAATGAAATGATCTTCGCGCGGCGCGTTCATGTCGGCAATCACGCCGTCCCACGTCGCCCCGCCGTCCTTCACCGCCGGATAGCGGCCCGTTCGCGATTCCGCCTCGTCGACGATCGCCTTCTCGATAAACTCGAGCTCGTTGAACCAAATCCCGGTGAATTCGAACGACCGCAGCTTGCGAATATCGTCTTCGCTGTCGAGCGCCAGGAAGATGACTTCCATCTCGACATCGTTGATCCGGATGATCTGCTTGAACGGACGGTCCCAGTAGAACCGCCCATAGACCTCTTCCGGGAACCAATCGAGCCAGGATTTGACCGTCGTGTTCTTCAGGTCCGGAAACGTATTGCGGCAGACCGCCCAGCGCGTCTTGCGAACGCCGTCCTCGTTCTTCTTCTGCTCACACGAAATCGCCCACATTTTCATGATGCAGGCCGTCGACGTGCCGGAACCGATCGAGCCGCGGACGATAGAAACGTGCTTTCGGCAACGAAGGAATTCGCGCAGGACACGCCCATCCGGCCGGTAGATCTTCCGACCGTCGGCGTCGTGCTCGATTTTCGGCAATTCAGCCGGGCGAGGGGGCTCTTCGATCTGCAGCATCAGCCAGGCTCCGACTGATCTTCCATGATCCGGAGAAGCCGGAACTGAAGCATCGAGACGCCGGAAAGGCGCCGTGGTGCGTCATCCGTCGCCGTGAAGCCGGAAATCATCGATCCGTCCGGTTTCGACGCCGCATAGGACAGATCGACGATCTTGCCTTCTTCGGCCATGCTCAGGAGCATCTTCGCGCGCTCGACCACTTCCTCGCGCCGGCCGGCGTTCGCTTCCAGCCTGACAACCTTGAGATCGGTCATGGATCAAGCGCCGATGCAGTCGGCAGCCTCGAACCACCGATCAGCGACCCGCACCATCGCACGACCCGCACCATCCACGGAAACGCCGTCAACCACGCCCAGCAACGTACCAGTGAGTTTTTCGCGAACCTTCATTCCGAGCATCGTCGTCTCCATCGCTTGAGATGGCCCAATCATCGGCAATGCGGGGAAACGCGGCAAAGCACACGCTTAGGACAGGAGGACCCCTGCGCCGAACGCCGCTAGCAAGATCACACCAAAAAACAGCGCCGAGTGCCAACCGGTGAACTCGATCTCGTATTTCCCGAAACCCTTCTTGGTCACATTCATCGCCATCGCGATTCCCCGTAAGGTGAAAAAATTTCCCGGTCCTGATCTCCCGAATGGGGCGAATTGTGTGTGAGACACGACTGGGAACATGGCGCCCGAATTTTGCCCCCCACCCCCTCGAAACGGCTCTGAACCATGAACAAAGGGGGTACGGGGGCACGTTCCCCTACTCGTCGAGGGGAACGTCTTCCGAATTGTCTAACGCCTCCAATGGGATAACGTCTTCAGACCCCAGATGCTCTATCTGTGCTGCAGGTTTAGCGCCTGCTTCGAAGTGGTCCGGCCGCAGATCCAGCACATAGCCAGGCGTCACGTTCACGGTGTTGTTGATCTGGGTGTTGTTGATGACGGTCGCCCCGACCTGATGGGCGCCTCTGTCCATACCGTCCAGATACTTAGCGGCGTCGAGGGAGACGCGCTCGCTGGTCGCTTTGTCGGAGAGCGAGATAATCTTATGTAACGCCCGAGGTCGAGCGCCCGTTCTCAACACCTCCATGCACTCGTTCAAGTAGGCAAGTGCTTTGGGCTTGAGGAGGGCCTGTCTCATTGCCTCGTCCGTGATCCCAACGGCTTTAGCGGCTTCTTTCCGCTCTTTGCCTTCGAAGACCATGATCTCGATCGCCTCGCGCTGGTTATCGCTGAGGACGATCTCTTTTTTTTCTTCCTTGATGAGGGCTGCCGCCTTTTGCGCTGCTGCGCTGTAGTGTCTTGCGGCTTTCGGCTTT